TTATGAGTGCACACAAGATAAACGCACATTATTATTATAATAATAATTTTATAATTGTATAATATTAAACATGCCTCGTGTAAGCAGAGCGAAATCAAAATCAAAATCAAAATCACGTAACAGATACAGTCGTAATCAATCGGCTAGACGTTTGGTTGGACATGGTGATTATAGTTACTCGAAACCGGGTCCTTGGGGTCGCTTTGGTCGTAAAGCTGGCGCCATCCTTGCACAAGGTTTCGGAGTTCCCGCTGGTATTGGCGCACACATTGGTGGATTAGCGCATTATGTAGGTCGTATTTTTGGATCGGGAGATTACAAAATTAGCGAACCACCACTTACTAACAGTTTATTTACTGGTTCTCGCCAATCATTGTCGACACAAGGTGTTACATTTGGTGAAAAATCAGTCAGGTTCAAGCATCGTGAGTTTTTGAAAGACGTTATTTCTTCATCCTCGGTTGGAGCATTTCATCTTCAAACTTTTGATATCAATCCGGGGCTTGCACCTACATTCCCTTTTTTATCTGCTTTGGCTCAAAATTTCCAAACTTACAAAATGCATGGACTCGTTTATGAGTTCAGAAGTATGTCTGCTGATGCATTAAATAGCACAAATACTGCCCTTGGTTCAGTTATAGCTTGTATTGATTATAATGCCGCATCTGGAGCATTTGTTGGCAAACAAGACATGTTAAATTCTTTGGGAGCAATTGATTGCAAACCATCAGAGAATTTTTTAATGGGTGTTGAATGTGATTCATCAAAGATTCCATTGAATGAATTGTATATAAGAACTGCAAATGTTCCTTATGGACAAGATGTTAAGACATATGACATGGGTCAACTTAACATAGCAAGCACTGGTATGCAGGCTGCTTCTGTCAATTTGGGTGAATTGCATGTTATTTATGATATTGAGTTAATGCTTCCAATTCTTAATCCGTTGGGAACAACTGATCAAACTTGTATTATAGATTACACTGTTGGAACTATTGGTACTGCCGAAGTTTTTCCAGAATATTCTGCAAGTGTTCCAGTTTTAAATACATCGGTTAATGCTTCTGTTGATTCAATTAGCATGGAAGTAGGTAATATAGGCACTGGGTCATATGTTGCCTTTCCACCTGCTTGTGCTGGTGGCATATATGAAATTATTGGACAATGGACTGGAGACTCAACTGCACTTGTTTCTGGACCATCTGTTGCTGTATCCAGTGGCTTGGTTCTTTTAGGCGATTTAGAAAGTCCAGCTGGCGCTGAGACAACCACTCGTTTGATGACTAAATATGTTGTGTCAGTACCTAATATGAATGACGGAATTACTAATTGGCGTTTTGGACTTTTCACATTACCACATCAAGGTAACCAATGGCCAAGTTTGAAATTTGTTGATTCAACTGGTGTATTTCCGGCTAATTTAACTTCTGTTTCTTTGTCCATCAGACGAATTAATCCTGCTGTTATGAGCAGCACATTAATGACTACATATGCAAATAATTGGTAAATAACCTATATTAAATAATTGGTAAATAACCTATATTAAATAACTGGTAAAAAATCTATATTAAATAACTTAATAAATTTATTTAATATTTTACTCATTCACTAATCATTCTCTATTCACTGATATAGAGTTTGGTTTTGCTCGTTCCGGACGAATACATAATGGTTCATAACATTCACTCATCATTCGTCGTTATTCACTTGACTGTCGTCTTGGTATGCTCGAAGTTCATTTTAAAATAAAAAATACAAATACAAAAAATGAACGAAGTGGAACATAGTGGAACGTAGAGGTAAGACGCTAAGCACCGCTTCGCGCCGTAATTTTTTTTATTTTATTTTTTATTTTCAAATTAACAAGAAGCATACCAAGACGACACCATATTGAATACCTTTATAATCTTTTTGTTGCTATAATTATAGTTCCCAACTCGGCGGTCTAGTATTACCCGTAACTTCTGGGAACTTTTGGGATGGTATAAAAAAGGAACGAAGTGAATTTTTGCCATCTCAAAATTTCCCAGAGGTTACGGAGACCGCCCTGTATTATTATATCATTAATTATATAATAATAATAATTATTTCATTTTATTTAAATCATTATACGCAAAATATATATTTCACTATATATTTACATATTAAAACAAACTCTCTTAGTATTTTTTTCAGTTTTTTCTCTTTCATTATCTATATTATTATCTATACAAATTTTATCTGCAGAATCAATTTTTTTATTAATAGTTAATTTATCAGTTTTATTGTTAAGTTTTATAGTTTTACAATTTTTAGATTTTTGTCTTAAATCGTCTCCTATTATATTTATTATTTCATCTATTCTACTTAATAAACTATCAACATATTCATTTTCTTTATACCATTCTAAAGGATGATAGTTGGAGCATATAAATACATAATCCCACATAGGGTATAATGTTGAACCTTTTGTTTCTACTTCAACAGGCACTCGTTGTAATAATCCATTCATTTTTGTTAGTGGTATTTGTCCATCAAATTCATCTATTATTAAAACTTTTTCATTTTTATAATTATTAAACCATAATTTGCCTCCTTTATTATCTGGATTTATTATATAGTATGATAAATCATTTTCTTTGCAAAAATTAATAGCTAATAGAGTTTTGCCCCTACCTGTTTGACCATATATAATTCTATTTATTATTGGTTCTTTTTCAACATTTTTAAATGCTAATAATTTGTTATATTTACTAATTAATTTTTCACTTCCTTTAGGATATCTTAATAAAAAACTGTCTTCAATTTCATCAATTTCTCCATTTTTTATTAATTCTATGTTTCTTAATATATCAATTCTTTCTCCTTGTTTTAATACTGGTATTTTACCAAGTTCTATAAATTCAAAATTTGTATCTTTAAATTTATCGTCAAGTGGCCCCGAATAAATGAAATTATTATTTTTTTCATCACATCCAAATCCATTTTTATTATTTGTTTTAGCTTTGATACATTCTTCGCAATCCATGTGACTATAATCTTTTAAACAATAATGTCTAGCTGATATTGGTTCATTACATTTTCTGGTTTCTAAATGACAATTAGGAACTCCCATATATTCTTGACATTTTTTTATACTATATTTATCTTTAAATTCGACATAACATTGATAATGTAAAGTGTCAGTTTTAGGACATATTTCTGTGCCATAACATATGTATTTAATATAATCCATATTTGGTGTTGGTTTTTGGAATAAAGCCATGCAACTATTTCGGAATGATTTTGACATCTTAATATTATACAATTATATAATTAATTCAACAATCTGCGTTTAATATGCGTTTATGAGTGCACACAAGATAAACGCACATTATTATTATAATAATAATTTTATAATTGTATAATATTAAACATGCCTCGTGTAAGCAGAGCGAAATCAAAATCAAAATCAAAATCACGTAACAGATACAGTCGTAATCAATCGGCTAGACGTTTGGTTGGACATGGTGATTATAGTTACTCGAAACCGGGTCCTTGGGGTCGCTTTGGTCGTAAAGCTGGCGCCATCCTTGCACAAGGTTTCGGAGTTCCCGCTGGTATTGGCGCACACATTGGTGGATTAGCGCATTATGTAGGTCGTATTTTTGGATCGGGAGATTACAAAATTAGCGAACCACCACTTACTAACAGTTTATTTACTGGTTCTCGCCAATCATTGTCGACACAAGGTGTTACATTTGGTGAAAAATCAGTCAGGTTCAAGCATCGTGAGTTTTTGAAAGACGTTATTTCTTCATCCTCGGTTGGAGCATTTCATCTTCAAACTTTTGATATCAATCCGGGGCTTGCACCTACATTCCCTTTTTTATCTGCTTTGGCTCAAAATTTCCAAACTTACAAAATGCATGGACTCGTTTATGAGTTCAGAAGTATGTCTGCTGATGCATTAAATAGCACAAATACTGCCCTTGGTTCAGTTATAGCTTGTATTGATTATAATGCCGCATCTGGAGCATTTGTTGGCAAACAAGACATGTTAAATTCTTTGGGAGCAATTGATTGCAAACCATCAGAGAATTTTTTAATGGGTGTTGAATGTGATTCATCAAAGATTCCATTGAATGAATTGTATATAAGAACTGCAAATGTTCCTTATGGACAAGATGTTAAGACATATGACA